CATTAATGCCCCAATTGGCTACAAAGGCAGAACTCGCACAAGCAGTAGAAATCGCTAGAGAAATCCGAAAGCGGGAAAGATTCAACAAAATAGATTATTATGACCCCTATCCTTATCAGGAGGCGTTTCACGCTACAGGGGCAAGCGCCAACCAACGTCTACTCATGGCGGCCAACAGAATTGGAAAAAGTTACTGTGGTTCGGCGGAATTAGCCATTCATTTGACTGGCTTGTATCCAAAGTGGTGGAATGGGCGGAGATTTCGTCAACCCATAATTGCATGGGCGGGGGGTGTTTCTAACGAGACCACTAGAGATATTGTCCAATATGAACTTTTAGGCTCACCTGATGACCCGGAAGCGTTCGGTTCTGGAACCATCCCTAAGAGTTGTATTGTTAAAACGGAGAGGAAGCCCGGTGTTCCCAATGCTAAGAGTGTTGCCCTCATAAAGCACGTTACCGGCGGCAACTCTTCTTTGTTCTTTAAAGCTTATGAGATGGGTGTGGAGAAATGGCAGGGTAGGTCAGTTGATTGTATATGGCTGGATGAGGAACCTTCAAGAGATATTTACTCCCAGGCAGTAACCAGAACCCTTGACAGGAGGGGGATGGTTTATATGACCTTCACTCCCGAACAGGGAATGACCCAGACGGTTGCATCTTTTGTAAATAATTTACAATCAGGACAGAGTTTAAACAATGCAACGTGGGATGATGCTTCAGAGAAAATCAGGAGTGTAGTAAATAATCAGAACGGTCATTTAAATGAGGCCGTAATGGAACAGATTCTTGCCTCTTATTCTCCCCATGAGAGGGAGATGAGAAGGTACGGTAGACCCTCAATTGGTTCAGGATTGGTTTTCCCAATAATGGAAGAGAAGCTGATGGTAGACCCATTCACCCTTCCAAAACATTGGCCAAGAATATGCGGTATAGACTTTGGTTTTGATCACCCTACAGCTATTGTATGGGTAGCATGGGATAGGGAAGAAGATGAAATTTACATCTATGATTGCTACCGCCAATCCAAAGCTGCACCTTCTGTTCATGCCGCCGCAATCAGGAATAGGCCGGGGTTTATTCCGATAGTGTGGCCGCATGACGGGCACCGCAAGGATGCAATGGGAAACCCTGGATTGGCGGAGCAATATAGAAATCTAGGTTGTAATATGCTCCCATTTCATTTTGAAAATCCCCCAGCTATAGGGGAGAAGAAAGGTGGGAACTCTATAGAGGTTGGAATCATGGATTTACTCCAGAGAATGGAGAATGGAAAGTTCCATGTATTTTCTACCCTAAATGACTGGTGGGAAGAATTCAGGATGTATCACCGTAAAGAAGGGAAGATAGTTCCCCTGTTTGATGATTTAATGTCAGCAACCAGATATGCGGTTATGTCAACCCGGTTTTCAGTTTCCCATGAAGACGAAACATGGACTGGTGATATTAAATACAAGAACTATGGAATTATTTGATGGCTGAAAAAATCACAGAAGAAGAATTAGTATCCAGAATAAAGACAGAGATTACAGACTCTCTAGGATATGGTGATACTATTTCACGACAGCGTGAACAGGCTATGGAGTATTACTATGGTCAACCCTTTGGAAATGAAGTGGAAGGCCGTAGTCAGTTTGTTGACTCTACAGTACAGGATACCATAGAGTGGATTAAGCCCTCCTTGATGAGAGTTTTTGCCTCCGGGGATGAGATGGTAAAATTTAACCCTCATGGGCCAGAAGATGTTGCTATGGCTATACAGGCTACGGATTATGTAAATTATGTATTTACCAAAGATAATCCGGGTTGGGAAATTCTTTACTCCTGGTTTACTGATGCGTTACTTTCTAAAAACGGAATAGTAAAGGTTTGGTGGGAAGAGTATAGCGAAGAAGAAAGGGAAGAATACCACAATCTGGGAGAAATAGAACTTCAGGCATTGTTAATGGATGATGATGTTGAAGTCTTAGAACATAGCGAGTACATGGATGAAGAGGTCGTCTACCATGATGTGGTTATAAAGAGAAAGGATTATGACGGAAGGATAAAGATAGAGAATGTTCCGCCGTCTGAATTTTTAATAAGCCGGGAAGCCAAAACTATTCCAGAAGCCAGGTTTGTTTGTCATAGGGTACAGAAGACTTTATCTCAGTTAAGAGAAATGTACCCCGATGAAAAACTTGAACCTGAAGACCTTAGTGCTGGCGAAGATGATGAGTTGTCACTTTCCGGCGAAAATCAGTCAAGATTTGACTTTGATGACAGTAGCAATTTTAATCTTGGGGAATCACAAACAGAGGAAGCGTTACGGGAATATTGGTTGTATGAGTCTTTCCTTAAAACAGATTATAATAATGATGGAATTGCTGAACTCAGGAAAGTATGCACAGTTGGTAATTATGTTTTACAGAATTCAGAAATAGATTCAATCCCTTTTGTTTCTATTACCCCGATAAAAATTCCACATAAGTTTTTTGGATTATCTATAGCTGATCTGGTTATGGATTTGCAGTTAATGAAATCTACATTAACGCGAAACCTGATGGATAATATGTATAACCAGAATTTCGGTAGATATGCGGTAATGGAGGGGATGGCAAATTTAGATGATTTACTTACACAAAGACCGGGCGGTATAGTTAGGGTAAAAGCGCCGGGAGCAGTTACACGGCTAGATACTCCAGCATTAGAACCGTATTCTTTTGAGATGCTTAAATATATAGATGGCGTCAGGGAATCAAGGGCTGGTGTTACAAAATACTCCCAAGGCATGAATGAAAATGCTCTAACTTCACATACAACGGCAACAGCGGTTAATCAGGTAATGACAGCCGCACAAAGCAGAGTAGAACTCATTGCCAGGAATTTTGCAGAAACTGGCGTAAAAGACCTGATGATTACCATATATGAACTCTTGTATAAAAACCAGGACAAGGAACGTATGGTCAGGCTTAGAAATGAGTGGGTTCCTGTAAGGCCCGATGTATGGAAGGGTAAATATGATTGTACGGTTTCTGTTGCTTTAGGAAGCGGAAGCAAGGATCAGCAAATGGCACACTTGTCTCAGATGCTTAGTTTTGCAGGACAGGCGATGCAGGGCGGTTTAAGAATTGTTAATGAGCAGAATATGTACAACCTGGGTGCGGCTCTTGTAAAGGCAATGGGCTTCCAGAATGTTAATGATTTCTTGACCGACCCATCACAGATTCCGCCTAAAGGCCCATCTCCTGAAGAGCAGATGGCCCAGACCGAGCTACAGATTAAGAAAGGCGAGCTAGATATAAAAGCCGCTGAAATACAAATTAAACAACAGAAGCTTCAGTTGGATGCCGCAGAACTCCAGGTAGATACTGCCTTGAAGACTGCTGAATTGAAATTAGAGGCAGAACAGGAGAGGCCAGTAGGAATAGGATAAATGGTAGATGAATTAGTAGAGAGGCAAGCACGAGACCTCTTGAATAATCCCGTGTTCAATGAAGCATTTGATGTACTGAAAAAAGATTTGATGAATCGTTGGGAAAATAGCGATTCAGGAGAATTGGAAGCCAGAGAATCAATCTGGCTTGCGATGAGATTGCTTGATAGAGTTTATGGTCATATAAAGTCCATAGTTGAAACCGGACACATGAACAAGATTCTTTCAAAGCAACACCCATTCATCTGAAGGAGAAATAAAAATGGCGGATACGCAACAAGCCCCGCACCCGGCTACACAGCCACAAGAAGGAAGTATAGAAGAAGCACATGAGGCATTACTCAGTCTGCTGGAACCTGGAGAGGAAAAACCAAAAGAAGAGGAAGCCAAACCCACTGAAGAGGAAGAGTCCACCGAGGAAACTCAAGACGAATCATTAGAGGAGGAGTCCGAAGAGGAAGCCGAAACCGAAGAGGATGAGGAAGAGTCTGAGGAGTCTGACGATGAAGTAGAAGAAGAGCCTGAAGTATATTCTGTAACCGTAAATGGTGAAGAACAACAGGTGACCTTTGACGAACTTCTGAAAGGCTATAGTCGCCAGTCAGATTATACGAGAAAAACTCAAGAACTGTCTGATAACAGAAGGGAATTTCAGTCAATGCAACAAGCAATGGCTCAAGAGTACCAACAGATACAGGCAGAACGACAGCAGTATGTAGACGCTCTGCAAAATGTAATAGATGGATCAGTAATGGGGTTAGACCAACTTGCTAATGTAGATTGGAATAAACTCAGAGAAGAAGACCCTGTAGCATTTATTACAAAAAAGGAAGAGTTTAGAGAGTCACAAGATAGGTTAAGAGATTATCAGTCTCAACAGCAGGAAGTTATGAATCAGCAATATGCTGAACACCAGGAGAGTATGAAACAATCCCTGGTACAAGAACACCAGAAAATGGCGTCCATAGTTCCTGATTGGGGTGTACCTGAAAAACAAAAGAAGATGGCTTCTAGTTTAAAAGAATATGCCATATCTAACGGGTATACCGCAGAAGAGGTCTCATCTCTAGCCGATCATAGGTCTTTGATTATGCTTCTCAAAGCCCAGAAATATGATAACTTACAAAAGGCCGATGTAAAATCTAAGAAGTTAAAAAATAAGCCAAAAGTTGTCAGGTCTGGAACGGGAAGCAATAAGAAAGACTCCAGTAAAAGTAAACGTGCTGCTAAAATGAAGCGTCTTCAAAGTTCAGGCCATGTAGATGATGCGGCCTCTATTTTGGAAGATTTATTTAATTCCTAATAAGGAGAATAATAAATGGCAATTGCTACAAATACGTCACTGACTTACTCGTCAGTAGCGATCCGCGAACAATTGTCAGATGTAATTTACAACATCGCTCCTATGGATACCCCCTTTATGTCGGGTTGCTCTAAACAGACTGTAGATAATACTTTCTTTGAATGGCAGACTGACTCAATCACGGCTGGTGCAACTAACCGTAAAATTGAAGGCGATGACAGCATTGCTGCTACCGCACGGGTACTCCCAACGCGACTTGGAAATTACGCCCAGATTTCACAGTATGTAACTCAGACATCTGGAACTGACGATGCGGTTAATTATGCCGGACACGGCAAACATCAAGCCTATCAATTGGCTAAAAATGGCAAGCGCATGAAGCGCGACATGGAAGGTATGTTACTAGAAAATATCGTCCGTGCTGCCGGTAACTCAACCACAGCGAGAGCAACGGCTGGTGTACCTGCTTGGCTTGCTACCAACTATGTATCCATGAATCCAACATCCGGTTCTCCGGCTGCTGGTGCAACGGGTACGACTGCAATGACAGAAGCTACCGCTACTGCTTCCATTACGGAAGCTGGTATCAAGAACGTCATCAAAGACGCTTATGATGCTGGTGGTAATCCTGACTTGATCTTGGCTCCGTCTGCTATTAAACAGGCGATCTCTGATCTGGCACAGTCTGTATCATCTCTTAGAACCAATACTAAGGGTGATTCACCCGCACACGTTGTAGCCGCTGTTGACGTTTACGTCAGCGATTTTGGAACTTTCAGAATCGTGAGTGATCGTAACGTAAAAAGCACGGAACACGTGTTCTTTTTGGATATGGACTTTTGGGCAATTGGTTGGCTCCGTCCTTTCCAGACTGTCGAACTTGCTAGGACTGGTGATGCCCACAAGCAGTTGTTGCTTGCTGAGTATGGCCTGATTTCCAAGAACGAGAAGTCAAGCGGTATCCTTGCTGACGCAAAGGCGTAATAAGTACCGGGGGCGGGGAAACTCGCCCCCATCTTATGCAGGAATTAGAAACTAACTGTCCTAATATTCAGGACGAATACGGCGGCAAAGTAATATTTCCATTTGGGCCGTGTATATACCAGAACTTTATCTCTGATGACCTTAGAGATTCTCTTCTTGAGGAAGGAAAGAGAATCAGAAATAAAGACCATGATTACGGTAAAAGACTGGCCGGTAATATGTATTTCGG